CGGAGGGCCCGGAGGCCCTTCGAGGAAGTTGATCCCCATGTCGAAGCTCTCGACATACTGGACCAGCTCAAACCAGTCGCAGGCGCCGCTCATGAGAGGATCTCCTCGTTGTTCGTCGGATAGACCGGGATCGCCCACATCCGGGAGCCCGGCGCGTCATATTTCGACTTGTACGCGCGCAGCTGCAGCAGCGCCTCCCCCGGCGCGGTAAACAGCGCGGTCTCCTCCTGCGTGAGCTGGACCTTGACGGCGTCCTCCTGCAGCGTGAGCGCGGCCTTATTCTTCACGATGATCAGCTTCTTGTCCTGGGAGAACGTGACGAGAATCTCGGAATACTCGGCCGGATCGATCGGCGTTTTGATCCCCGCAGTATAGCTGCAGCATCGAATGATTGCCATATAGCCACCTCCTCAGACCAGGAACCGCACAAACGGTTCCAGCGCCTTGATATCTCCCGCGGAGAGCCGCAGATTGTCGTCGGCGCGGATCTCGATCGGCGTCTCGCTGTCGAGATCCGGGATCTCGAAGTTCTCGAGCTCGGCCAGCTTCTCCTCGTCCGGGATCGCGCCGAGCTTCTGCCGCTCCTGGCTGAAAAAGCTCAGGTGCCGGTTGCACTTTTCGACGACCTCCACGACGCGGAAGGCCGTCCGCAGGGGGAGATCCTGCACGACGAGCTTCTGCAGCGCGCCGCGGGCGTTTACGATTTCAATCAGATTCATGTTCTCACTCCTTAAAAGATAAGTCCGTATGCTTTGAGCGCGGTGATCAGCGTAGCCACTGACGCCGTGTTCGAAACCGTCTGACGGCTGGCTGCAGCGTGCCCGAAAAAACCGAGCGTGCTGCTCACTGTGCCGATGTTGATCGCCTTGTAATTTGCGCCCAGGCTAATGGCGCCGGCGGCGTAGAGATCGCCGAATGGTTTTGTCGTTGAGCCGAGCGCGATCGATGACCCGACGCTCGGTGTTAGCACAGATCCCGAGAGGGCGACCTCGTTAGTTCCGGATTTCAATTTTGCTGCTGACACGTCGACCCAGCTCACGGCATAGTTGCTGTTACTGCTCTTTGCCAGCACCTGCCCGGACGTCCCTCCCGTTGGGATCCCGTGCGCGTCGACCCAGCTCACAGCGTAATTGCTGTTGCTGCTTTTCGCTAGCACTTGCCCGGATGTCCCTCCCGTTGGGATCCCGTGCGCGTCAACCCAGCTCACAGCGTAGTTGCTGTTACTGCTCTTCGCGAGCACCTGCCCGGACGTCCCGCCCGTTGGGATCCCGTGCGCGTCAACCCAGTTTACTTCGTAGGCATCGCCGGAGCTCTTTGCCAGCACCTGGCCAGCTGTACCGCCGGATGGAACGTAGTGCGGCGTCGACCAGGCCAGGGAGTAATTATCGTCGGAGCTCTTCGCGAGCACCTGCCCGGACGTCCCGCCGGACGGAACGTAGTGCGGTGTCCTCCACTCGATCGCGTAGTCCGCAGAGCTGCTTTTCGCCAGCACCTGGCCGCTGCTACCGCCTGCTGGGATGCTTCCCGGATCCTCGCTTCCTGGTGCGCCGATCACATAGTCGACGAGGTATGTACCGCTCGACTTTGTTACCTTGACGCGATCGCCCACGGCAAAAATGCAGGACGTGTTGCACTTGTAGACCTTGTTAGTCGCCTCGTCGCTGCCGTCGAACTGCAGACGCAGTCCGTCCTCCAGAACTTCGGCCACCGTGGCCAGCCGGATCTCGGCCGCCTGCAGGTTCTCGCCGGCCTCCGGCGTTTCTGTTACGATCATCTCATTCAAGGGCAATCACCACTCTTTCAAGCCTGTGCGTCATGCTGCCGCCCACGCGGAGCTCCATGGAAAAGCCGCGTTCGATGCAGATCGATGCCAGATCTCCATAGTGCAGGGCGGTGACGTCGTTCACTCCAAAGCCCGGCAGCAGCGCCGTCTGCACAGTGATCGTCTCGCCAGTGCTCAGGCTCTCGTCGCGCAGTCTGGCCACGTATGCGTCCAACTCCTCCTGCGAGGCGATATTGTCCAGCCGTTGGAACCGCACGATCCGACGCCCGCGCCGCGGGATCGACAGCGGGCTCTGCGGGTTCCGGTTTTCCGCCGTGGCTACCATCGGGCCCTGCTTGTCCGCGTTGCTGACATAACAGACAAACACGTTCGGCGCCTGGTAAATATCCGTCTCCCGCCTGATCTGCGGCAGGAGCAGACTCTGCACGTTTCCGCTGTCGAGCACGTGGTCGATGTTTTCGGCGGTAGGCGTCCTCACCGGTGTGACGATCGCCGCCCCTGTTGCGTCGAACCACAACGGGTTATAGTTGATCTCCGACAGAAGATCGTTGACGATCTGCAGCAGCGACGTCCCGATATCCCAGTCCTCCCTGTCCTCGGTCAGCGCTGCGGCTGACGGCGTCACGATCATCAGCACGATCCCGGCCTCCGTCAGCAGCTGCCGCACGACGTCCGTGTAAAGGCTGCCGGCGGAAAAATGTCGGATCGTTTCCGTGTAAGTGTCGCGCACGAGCCAGCAGCGGTCGTAAGCCTCGACCTGCACGCTGCGCGTGCTCTCGTCCTCGCTGGGCGTCACCGTCGCCGGCAGATACACGCCCAGCGGAGAGGCGACGCCGTCGAGCACGAGCTCCGGCCGGATCTGATCCGTCAGCCAGTTGATCGAATCGTCCGTGGCGAAGGATCCGGAAAAGCTCATCTTGATCTCAGCGCTCTCGTTCATGATCAGCAGCGGTGATGCGTCCCGGATCGGGCGCAGCTCGGTAAAGTCCGCGCCGTTGCGGACGACGATGTATCGAAAATCAACCGTCCGCATCATCTACGTAGTCCTCCCATTGGATCTGCTCGATCGTGAATTGTGCCGCCTGGTAGAACGTATTGACGACCGACGTGATCGACGTGATCGCGCCGATCAGGATCTTACCGTCCTTGCTCTTGAGGATCACGACCTGGCCGCGCAGCCGGTAGAACCGCTCGGCGTCCTGCGCGCACAGAAACGCCGCGTCGTATGCGCCGCTCAGATCCTCATAGGGTGACAGCTCCAGCAGCGGAAACGTCGCGCCCGCGATGTGCCGCAGGCTGTGCGTTTTCTGCCAGGTGAAGCTCTGCTGCGTCATGCTCCGCTCGCTGTAGCGAAGCGGAAGCCACTCTCCGCCGGACAGCAGCGCGATCAGTGGGCGCCGTGTGCACATTTTGCCCTCGACGGTGTTGCTGCGCGAATAGTTGCCGGAGGGCAGTCGGTTGATCACATAATAGCTGTGCGAGCCGAGAACAAAACGATCCGTGAACCGATCGCCGGACGTGTGCCCGATTAGGGCACTGTCCCGGAAGATCAGAAAGTCAGCCGTCGTGTCTGTCGAGATCCAGGAGAGCGAAGCGTCGACGGAAAACGCACCGTCAAGAGCGAAAGCCTCGCCCGGAACGTTCTGAACCGCAAAGCTGGCTTCGCCGTACTGTGACCACAGTCCGTAAACATTCTGCACTCGGACTCGCGCGACATGGCTTCCATCCTCGAGCGGCTTCTGCAATTTATACTGCCGACCATAGCCAAAGAACGTCCCGAGATCTTTGCCGTCCAGCTCGATCTGATAGGCTTCCTGCCCCGTGCTTTGCCAGGAAATTGTCGCAAACGGAACCGAATCGGTTTGAACAGACGGCGCCGGCGGCGCGGAATAGCAAACGAAATCAGCGTAAGCCCACGGGCCTGCGACATCGTCGGCATTATAAGAACGCACGGCCCATCGAATATTTCCAGCAGGGAAGGTGTTCGCCGGGACGGTTCTCTCTGTTAAATCGCCCCATGTTCCGGGCAATGCTGTCCAGGTTGTGCCACCATCAGATGACCATGAAAGCGTCGACTTCGTCGGAGTGGATCCGGAATCGTTCTCTACTGTCCACTTAAAGACAATCGGCATGCTGCCATCCTCAACGGTATTAACAGGAGAGACAGGCTTGGCCACTGCCAAAGAGTCGGCTGTCGAACTGGTACACAGGGCGCTTTCCGTCACCTTTCCGGAATTGCAAACGATTTCTATGTAATATTCAATGCTTGAAGCTGCAGGGAAGGTTTCGGCCGGGATCGTTACCGCTTTTGCGCCTGGGGTTAGAGAGATCCTGTTGTAGCTGGAAGCGCCCGTCTCTTTCCAGCAGAAGGTTTCTCTGGTTACGGTGATCTCGGCAATCGTATCCGTTGCAAGCTGATAGTCCCAGCGAAAAACGTTTTCAACATGCGGGTTTACATAGGTAAACTGTTGAGGGCTAAAATCCCCGGCTCCGGCATTCTCGTCAGAATAGACGACATCGAGACGCGGCTTTCTTGCCGTCGCTCCCGTATAAATCGGTGTGTAAAGAGAAAGCGTGCTTGAAAAGCTGCTCGTGTTATAACGGTACAGATTTGCCAGAATGCAGGTTCGGGTTTTCAGGAGACGCGAGGGTGTTCCGCTGCTGGACTCTTCAAGTATTTTCGAGAGCGTCGTGTCGTAAGTCTGGCCGGTTATTCCTCCAGCTACCAAAGGGTAATCATACTCGATCGCATCGGCCGAGCTGGGCACCGTTTCATACGTGACGGCGGCTGCGTCGAAGTCAGCAGCGAGGAAACGCTCGGCCCTGACGCCACCGGAGCCGACGCCCGTCAAGCCGAAGTATAGGGCAACGGAATGGATTGACCGATATTTCAGCCCATCCGGAAAAGCGGGGAAGCGGAGCAGCATCAGCGGGTCTGCGCCGAAGGTGATCGCCTGCAGGCTTTCCGTGTGAGAGTTGTGGACGTTCCCGCGTTCGACGAACGCATACTTTTCCGCATAAAGGCTTGTTGTAGCCATTTACTTCATCCTCCCTCTCACTCTTGCAGTCCTCGCGATCTCGACGATATCGTTGAACTCGCGCACGTTCTTCGCGTCGATCGTGATGTAATAGGTGTCGCCGCCGAGGCTGCGCGTGTCCTGGGCGTTCAGGATCTGCGTCCCGCGCGGCAGGATCGCGGCCTCCGGGCCGTTTTCGCTCAGATATGTCAGGCCGCCGCGCCAGTTCTGATCGCCGGCGGCGTTTCCGGGCACATAGTTGCCGGTATAGAGTCCGGTCTCCGGGTCATATACCCAGCCCTCGTAGCTCGAGCGGCCGCGATAGCCGGCGGAGCCCGTGTCCCAGCGCTGCATGTTGGAATACATGCCGTACTGAGCATTCAGACCGAGCGCGGTGTTGAATTTCGTGGGATTGAGCGTCAGGATGCCGATCGCAGCGTTTCCCACGTCGGCGATCAGGGCAAAGACGCCCGCGATCGCGTGCAGGATCTCATAAAGCGGCCGCAGCTCGTTCGTCAGCCCCGGCGTGATGCCGAGAAGCTCCGCCAGCGGCTCCAGGAGGCCCGTCAGCGACGCGAGGATATCGGCAAGGCCGTCAACAAGGCCCGAGCGCGCGAGCGTGTCTCCTGCGGCCTTCGTGACGTTTGCGAAGGTCTCCATCGCTGCCTTCGACGCCGGCGCGAATTGAACAGCAAGCCGTTTCTGGAAGGTGTCGATTTGAAGATCGAGCTGTTGGACAGCGTCGTCGACCTCGCCGAGCTTTTTCAACATGCTATCGTCAAGGACATAGCCTGTTGCCTCGGCCTGTTCTGCGAGATCTTTCAGGGTGCTGCTGCCCTGGAGGATAAGCGGATTGAGCTCCTGGGCGCTCTTGCCCAGCAGCTCCATAGCTGCGGCGTCTCGCTCGGTCGGGTTTTCGATCTGGCCGAGCGCGTCGATCACTTCATAGAACACGCTCTCGACGTCGCGCAGCTGGCCGGTCGTTCCGTCCTGGATCGCGACGCCCAGCGCGGCGAAGCTCGCAGCCGTCGCTTCGTTGCCGTCCCGGGCCTTGTCCATGTTCTGTGTCAGCTTCGTCAGCGTGCCGGTGATCGTGGAATAGGACACGTCGATCAGGTTCTCGGCGTATTTCAGCTGCTGGATCGTCCGGGTGCTCAGCCCGGTCGTCATCGACTCGGTCAGGATCTCGTCGACGTCGGCCGCGGCCTGCTTCGTGATGTCGTGCAGCTCGGCGACAACCTTTGCCAGCGCGGAAACACCGGCGGCTGCCGCGCTCATGGCCAGCACCGTGCCGGAAGAAAAGCCCTGCATGTTATCCAGAGCCTTTTTGAGGCCATCAGGAAGCTGCACGCCGAACTTTCCGGCCAGATCGTCCACAGTGTCCCCGACACTGACAAGACTCTCATTTTCGGCCTTGAGCTGGCCGTCGTTAGCCTTGAGCGCCTCGTTGTTCTCCTCGATCGCGTGCTCGAGGTTATATTGAGCTGCCTCTGCGTCATTCAGCTTGACGGCCCACGCCTGCGTGCGGCTGTCCGCCTCGCCATACTGCTGCGCGGCGTTGTTCAGCGCCTGGCGCAGCGTCTCGACCTTGTCCTTTTGCTGCAGCAGCTGCCGCTCCAAGACCTCGCCGCGCTTGGTCAGGTATTCCGTGCTCTCGGCGTTGCCCTTGTACTCGGCCTGCAGTTTGCGCATCTCAGACGCCAGGACGCGGTTGCCGTTGTTCAGATCGCTCAGGGCGGCTTTGTATTCGCGCTCGCCGTCGATCTCGACGCGGGCGCTCACTTTTCTAACAGCCATCAGGCACCTCCTCCCATGAGGAACTCATAAAGGCTCTTCTTTTCCTTCGGCGGATCCGGCAGCGGCGCCGGCTCTTTTCTGCCGGCTGCAGCCATCGAGAACCAGGCGTCATACAGCGCGTGCAGCCTGGCCGGATTCATCCGGCGCCAGAACGTCTGCTCGTCCATGTGAAAAGCAAAAAGCCAGATAGAGAGATAGCGGGCGAAGTCGATCTCCGCCCGCTCGGTCAGTTTCCCGGGTCGTCGGGATCCGGCTCGGATTCTTTTGCGTTCTTCGGCGCCACGGCCGCCGTCACGAGCGCGAAGATCTGCACCATCGGGATATCTTCGCGCCGCAGCTTGCGACCCAGCTTGCGCCTTGTGAAGTGCTCAGGCAGCACCGTCTCGCCGGTGTAGGGATCCGGATCAAACCAGCCCTGCTCGTCGGCGTAATCGTTCATCATGGCCGCCAGGAACTCCAGCACGCTGCGCAGCGTGCCGCGTCCGGAGAGAGCCGGCGCAATATTGCCGCCGTAGGCGTCCTGTACGTCTGCCAGGACGTTCATATTGCACCGGAGGGTATAGTTGCGCCCCTCGAACGAAAAAGGGGCGCTTTCCAGTCTCAGATCGCTCATGTGGTCGGCAGCGCGCCGATTGCGTCGTCAAGCCACGCGAGCGCCGCGTTTTCGTCGTCGACGATCGCGACCTCGAGCATGTCCTGGTTGCTCGTGTCGTCGGCCATGAACTCGCCGCTCGTGGTCGGCGTGTTGAACTGGATGTTCTCGCTCGCCGTCCGCAGGTTTTTGCTCGGCGGGCCGAACAGGGCTTTTGCGATCTTCACACAGGTGAACTTCTGCACGCCGTCGATCATGTCGGGCGCATAGAGGCCCACGCCGACGTACTGGCTGCGGCTCAGCGCGCCGATCGCAAGCCCGGCGACAGACGCCTGGGTGGCTTCACCGCCGGCTGCGGGCGTGTAGGAAACGTTGCGCGTGTTCTCGCGAGAACCGAACAGCAGCTTCTGCGCCGCGGCGGGGATATATTTCACGCCGAGCGAGATCGTGCCGCCGACGGCCTT